GTAAGAAAGGAATTAAGGATAATGGATGAAAAACAAAGTAGTTTAAGTGATGAAGTTATTATTGAAATTGTACATAGCATAAAGGATATTGTTATTGAACTTATAGACAGGGCATTTCCGAAAAAAGAAAATAAATAGGAGAAGCGAATGAAAAGATCAGAAATAGCAGAATTTATAGAATCAATGGAAGAGATTGGTGACAACTGGACGGAAGAACAGGTAGAAGATGTGTATGTGGATATGAGTCTTAAAGAAGCTCTGGCAGACAGAAAGGCTAGTGTTGGAAGAATGATAGATATTATTGGAAAAATAATTAATAAGTAAAGATGATGATAATGAAAACCTGTTATCGTTTGTAGAGATATCTGCAAATGGTAGCAGGTTTTTTATGGGATAAATTTGTGGTGGTATATCTGAAGGGAATATGATAGAATAAAACAAACATATATTCGATTACACAAGGACGGTGTATAATATTGACAAAGGCAGAGAAAATACAAAAAATCCAGGAAATATTGGAATTAAAGAATCCAAAAGAGAATCTGTATGCAGATCTGTTAAAGACAATGGGGGATCTGAAAAACAATTATGGGGATTATATGATTACAGAGCCAATCGACTGTGATGAAGAATTGGAACGTATTCCGAAGGCAGATTATGAACTTTGCACAGCATTATTGACAATGCTGCTGAGAGAGGATCATTTTTCCAATGGTTCTTTTGAACGGAGATTTGCTGAGGGGCAGGTGCTTCCAGTGCTGGTGCGGATGAAGGATGTTTTGAAAAATGAAACATAACTGGTGCAAGATAAGGAGTAGCGATTAAGATGCAAAAATTTTTTGAAAAAAAATTAGAAAAATATAATTGTAAATTTGATTTATTAGATGAACTTGTTGAAAAACAAGAGGAGGCAAGCAATTATTATGCATGGGTAAGAGACAATTATAAAAAATATTTTATAGGTGCGGATTCATTAACAAAAAGCAAATTTTGCATTAGATACTATAGAGCAAAAAATTACTGTATTCTTCAGTTAAAATGTTAATAGAAGCTAAGTGCTCTTTAGAAAATGAATGCATAGTTGGATATTATTATTTGATATATTATGCTTTATTTCAGGTGATGCAGGCAAATTTGATTATTTGCATTCATTATGATGATAATAAAGTTATTCAATTAACTCATGAAAATGTAAAAATATACTTTGACGAAGAATTCTGTAAGAATAAAAAATGTCCATTGGATGATGAAATTATCTCTTTAATTGAAGGTTTAAGAAAGTTTAGAGAGTATTACTCTTATGCTATGCCATTTAATTTATCCGATAAAGCCATAATTGATATGGATAAGGTAGAATATTATATAAGCATCTGCATTCAGTTATTTAATTTGCATTGTTTTATTATAAGGAATGATGTAACTAAATCAATAGAATTTGATTACATAAATGAAGATGAAATAGAACAGTATTTTAAACAAGCATGCAATCGGCTTGGATATGATTGCTTTACAGATGAGGCAGATAAAAATTTTTGGAATGAGTATAAGCATATTGGTGGAATGGATATAATGCCGCCATCTTTGACATTTAGTCACGATTTTGATGAATTTGGTACATATGATAGTGATGTTTATGAGGCGATGAGAATACAAAGAACGCAACGATTGATTGCGAGAGCATTATCATTTTTTTATGATACTATAGGGGGAATATGAAAATATTAGTTGATGCAGATGCCTGTCCAGTTGTAAGAATCACGGAGCAGGTGGCAAAGGAAAAAGGAATATCGGTTACACTGCTGTGTGATACGAACCATGTGTTGCAGTCTGATTACAGTGAGATGATCACGGTGGGAGCTGGAGCGGATGCGGTTGATTTTAAGTTGGTGAGCATTTGCCAGAAAGGTGATCTTGTGGTGACGCAGGATTATGGTGTTGCGGTCATGATACTGGGAAAAGGTGCTTATGGAATCCATCAGAGCGGAAAGTGGTACACCAATGAAAATATTGACCAGATGCTGATGGAGCGTCACATGGCAAAGAAAGCAAGGAATGCAAAGAAGAAACATCATCTGAAAGGACCGGCGAAAAGGACTGCGGAGGATGATCAGCATTTTGAGGATTCTTTGAGAAGACTGATTGATTCCATAAAAAGTGAATAAAGTATATCAGGAAAATGCTGTTTGCAGAGAAATCTGTGGATGGCAGCAGGTTTATTTTTTTTGTCCGGAAAGTCAAAAAATCAGGAACCAGGACTCCTTGGAACAGTAGGAGGTGGTTTCTGGATATGGGAAAAATTGAACTGATCGATACCGGCAGACTGACGGAGAAACAGGCCAGGTTAAACATGGAAAGGTGTGCAGAGTTTCTGGCAAGAATGATCCAGAAGTACGGGAATTCTGTTCTGGGGAAGATTGAGGAGAGAAATGCACAGCTGCAGGGGAAGTGATCGAGTGTGCCGGTGGTCTTTTGGGGCTGCCGGTCTTTTTGTGCTATGGGAACCGCATAGGGAAAGGCAGCTTTTGGAGTGATATTTTTGGTCGTTCTGCGAGTTGGCGGTAAGTGCTGACTCCGATATATTATATGCAAGGCAACCGTATGACGATGGGCAACCGAAATGAGGTGGAAATTTGAGAAAGAAATGTTACATATATACCCGTGTTTCTACGGCAGTGCAGGTGGACGGATACAGTCTGGAAGCACAGGCAGAAAAACTTCGGAAGTATGCCGAGTATAAAGACATGGAAGTGACCAGGGAATATTGTGATGCGGGCAGATCCGGAATAAGCATCAAGGGCAGGCCGGCT